CCCTATAGGGGCGTCCTAATGTCCAAAGACGTGTCTGACCAGTTGGTGAAGTTGGAGAGAAAATTGGCGACTGTGTCATCTCTTGACGAGCTGTATGGGTTCGCAAATCGGCGGAAAGTGTTGGGGTTGCCTAACGGTGAATTTGCAGATCAGGTCGCGCCGCGATGGACAGAGGATGAGACAAGGCTAATACTGGCGAGGAAGTATGAGCTGGAGAAACGCAATGGTATCAAATCAAGATAAGGCTTGGTGGTGCAAGCACGGCGAGGAACTGGAGCGTGTGTTTTTGGAGCGCAGTTTTGACCGGGTAAAGATTAAGCGTAACCCGGACAAGGATGGGGATCCGTTCACGTACGACATGGTGATGCAGGGGCCGTGCGATTTAAAGACGATCACAACGCCTTGGCGGAAGTCAATGGAGTTTTGGGGGATAGACCCGCGCAACGCTGTGTCGATCAATCGGAAAGACTTACGGCGGTACGCGAAGTTATATCCGGAGATAATGATTGTGTTCGACGTGCGCTATCCAGAGCATCGCACGGTGCGATATGCGGGCCTCTGGATGATGCAAAGGCTATTGCGGGAGGGTAAGCTGCACTTGCACGAGTATCTGGCTCGTATGGGAAGCTCAGACGGTAACGCGAAGGAAAGCTACGTGTTTGACGTAACGCTGCTTCCGGAACTGCGTGAGGTTGGCGATGGCGAAACAAAGTGATAAATATATGTTAGCGTGTTCCTCCCAATGCGCTAGAGCGGTGAGCGTTCCTCCCTGGCGATCCGCTCCAAGAGGCTCAGTTAAACACTGGGCCTCTTGTCGTATCAGTGGTACGATGAGGTGTAGCACTGAGGAGTACAGCAATGGATACACTGGTTCGGGTTAGTATGAGCGAAGATGCAGACAAAGTAACAAACGAAGTAGACATGCTGTTTGACTACATGGATGAGCGGGTTGAGGACGGTGCTACGCCTGAAGAAGTCATGGCTGCAATAGTGGTGGTGCTTGCGTTAGTCGCTGAGAGTAACGGCGATATTGAGACAATGCACTGAGGGTAAAACCTCGTTTACACATACACGCAGTCTCGCCTGCGCGCACGCGCGAATACCTCAAAATCGTTAATTGAACAAGCGTTCAGGACACAACATATTGTGGTTTGCATGTATTGCATAAGTTATGATTAATACATATCCTCTGTAAGTCATTGATATCATTGAGATTGACCAATAATTTAACATAATTCCCATTATCGGCCTATGCATAACACCCCCCCCGGCGCGCAAATCGAGGGGCGGGGTCTGGTGCAACAAAACACACACACCCGCACCCCCCCTACGCCCCTATTGCCAAAAACCGCTCCTCCGCGTAAAATTTTGAAAAATTGGGAGACACCAGTGGCAGGCAAGGCATTACGAAAGAAGATCCTCACTGACGTTGAGCGTCAGGGCGGCGCTGATTGGTTATACGATCAGATTGCCTCTGGCGTAACTGTGGCGCAACTTGCGCGTGATTATGGCTGTTCTCGGTCATATTTGAGCCGCGCTTTGAACGCCAATGATGAGTATCGCAAAATACTTCAGGAAGCCCGCGTTGAAGCGGCAGACGCTCTTGTTGAGGAAGGGCTAACTATGGTCGATGAATTGACCGGGGAAAGCACAAATAACGAAATCTCAGCCACGCGTGAAAAGGTGAATTACCGCAAGTTTATGGCTGGCGCGTTAAACCAGGCGAAATATGGGACGCGCCCGCAAAACAATATAACGCTTAATATTGGCGATATGCACCTAGATGCGTTGCGAAAATTTAACCGTGATCGTCAAAACCTTGACGACATACCGGACGCGGAGATTGTGGATGAGTGACCAATCCAATCCTTTTGATGATTTTGTGGTTGAGTATTGGGATGACCCGGTGCGCTTTGTGGAAGAGGTACTGGGAGCAACGCCGTTGCCTTACCAAAAGGACTTTTTGAATGCAATTGCGCAAAATGAACGTAAAATTTCAATTCGCAGTGGTCACGGCACGGGTAAGTCTACAAGCGCGTCCTGGGCGATGCTGTGGTATTTGCTGTTGAGGTTTCCCAATAAGGTTGTTGTTACGGCGCCCACCAGTGGTCAGTTGTTTGACGCGTTGTTTGCGGAGCTGAAGCGGTGGATTAGCGAGTTGCCGCCCCAGTTGCAGGAGATGCTGACGGTCAAGTCTGACAGGGTTGAGTTGACTGCGGCCCCCAGTGAGGCTTTTATATCGGCGCGTACTAGTAGGGCAGAAACTCCGGAGGCGCTGGCTGGTGTACATAGTGACAATGTTTTACTCGTAGTGGACGAAGCCTCAGGTGTGCCTGAGAAGGTGTTTGAGGCGGCGGCTGGGTCTATGTCCGGGCATAACGCCACGACGATCCTTTTGAGCAACCCCACGCGGTCTAGTGGGACATTTTTTGAAAGTCAGACGCGCATGGCGGATAGCTGGTGGACGCAGCGCTGGAGTTGCGTTGATAGTCCGTTGGTGAGTGACGAATTTGTGCAGGAAATGCGGGAGCGTTACGGGGAGGAAAGTAATGCGTTCCGGATCCGCGTTTTGGGCGAATTCCCGTTATCTGACGACGACACGATTATTCCGTATCATTTGGTGGAATCGGCGGTACATCGAGATTTGGAGGTGCACGAGGATACCCCCAGTGTTTGGGGTTTGGATGTGGCCCGGTTTGGGACGGATAAAACGGCTTTGTGTAAGCGGCAAGGCCCGATTGTGACGGAAATACGCGCCTGGCGTGGGTTGGATTTGATGCAGACTGTGGGGCGCGTTGTGGCGGAATACGAGGGTTTACCGCCAAGTGCGCAGCCGCGTGAGATATTGGTTGATAGTATTGGCGTTGGCGCTGGGGTTGTTGATCGACTGCACGAGATGGGGTTGCCAGTGCGCGGGGTGAATGTAAGTGAAACGCCTAGTTTGAAGGAGACTTACATGAATTTGCGTACTGAGTTGTGGTTTAAGACAAAGGGTTGGCTGGAGAATAGATCGTGTAAGTTACCGGAGAACGAGCAGCTCATGGCGGAGCTTACGTCGATTAAGTATAGCTTTACCAGCTCCGGCAAGATGAAGGCGGAAAGCAAGGATGAAATGCGCAAGCGTGGCCTGGGATCCCCGGACTTGGCGGATGCGTTGTGTTTGACGATGGCAAGCGAGGCTACGACTGCGTTATCTGGTGCGGTGATGAGCTGGCGTCGAGAGTTGAAACGAAATTTGCGCGGTATCGTGTAATGTGGTATGGATATGGTAACCAACGGAGGTGTTTATGGCATACGGTTCAAAATCTGGTGGAATGAAGAAAACGGGCGCTGCGCCTAAGTTTAAGCCTTGCGCGGGTTGTCCAACGCCTATGGCGTGTGCTCGTAAGGGTAAGTGCATGGCGAAAGCTAAGAAGTAATGCCCGCTGCGAAGAAAAAAGGCTTGTGGTATAACATTGACCAAAAACGCAAGCGGATTGCGGCGGGAAGCGGCGAAAAGATGCGCAAGGCTGGAAGTAAGGGTGCGCCGACTGCCAAGGCGTTTAAAGCGGCTGCTAAGACTTCCAAGAAACCAGCGAAGAAGAAAAAGTAATGCCACGCACACGCGCAGAAAAAATTGCAGCAGCTAAGAAGCGCCACGGTTTTACGGCTATTAACAAGCCGCGTCGGGGTGGCCCTAAGAAGTTTGAGGTGCTGGCAGTTGAGGGTGACCAGGTTAAAAAGATTAACTTTGGCGATCCCAATATGAGCATCAAGAAAGACCAGCCGGGTCGCAAAAAATCGTATTGTGCGCGCTCTGGTGGCATTAAGGGTAAATCGAGCAAATTAAGCGCCAACTACTGGTCGCGTAAGGCGTGGAATTGTTAGATGGATTTTAGACAAAAATACGCCGATATGACGGGCGATTATGAGCGCGCCTACGCAGTCGATGAAAGCGGTGTGGAGAGATATAAGTATTCTGACGCAACAATGCAGCGTGCTGTCGAGGCGTTATTAGGTGCGTCGGAAAACAAGTACACCTACATGGTGGATAGGATGGGAACCTTTGGCCCGCGTGCTGGCGTTGGGTTTGGTAATCTTTACGAGCAGACACCAGAGGCGGGCGTTGATTACTTTAACGAGAAAATCCTGGACGCTTACAGCAATGATGGTATGGGAGCTGCCGCACTAGGGGTTTTGGGCGCGATTATGCAGCCCCGCCCCCAGCGTTTTGGAATGATACAGGGTTTGGTTGATTATTTACGCGAGGCACCCGTGCGTCGTGAAGATGACGCGTTCGATAGAGGATTGTTGAAGTAATGGCAAATCGCACACTTGATATGTTCCTAGATTCAGTTTTCGGGAAATATGGGAAACGCATCACGGATCCTGACTTGGTGCGTCAAGGCGCCGCAGCGGCTATGCAGCCCGTCACGTCTTTGCCTAAGGCTGGCGAAATGGTGCAATTCCCCGGCATTCCGCAGCAAAAGGTGACAAAAGAAATCCTAGACCCTCAGGGATACGGTGCAGTGGGCCTTACACGCCCGGTAGAGGCTTACACGCCCACAACTGTGCCAACGAACATACCTAACCTGAAGCGGCGCACAGTGACCCTAGAGGACTTGCAGGATGGCGTGCTAATTCCGCTTTACGGTGACCGTATGGCAGGCGGTGAGATTGTCACTAAGGTTGGCGACATACCGTTATCTACTGGTAAGCTGTTAGAGGGTGGCACAGACTACATGTTGGGTGGCGCGCAGCAATTTGATAAAGCTGGCTGGGCATCTGCGCCGCACATTGTCGATCTATTAGCTGGCGCGGCAGGACGTGATTATGGCGGGCGTGACGTTTACGGCGTTACGTTTAGTATGGCGCCAAACGCGCTCGATTTTAACGCGACAACCGGGCGTGTTGCTGCGGATCTAATCCAGCAGACAGATATGCCGAAAGCTGGCGTGCAGATGTTTAACCAGCGCCTAGCGAAAATTACAGATGGGCGTTTCCCCGGTCTACTGTCTGACGAGCTAGACGAGTTTTTACTGTACGCAAAACCG